CTCCATGTATTTCTGAAGCCTTGCACCAAACGCCTCGTCTTGCTGTGCGCGTTGCATGATGTCTGGTTGCTGGACATACGCTTGGATCATCTGCATTGCCATCTGTGCGCCATTAGGCTGGGCAGGAACCTCGATGCCAGCGAAGATCTTAGCAAGGTCGTCTGTGACATTCTTCTGCACCTTCTGTTGAGCCTCCTCAGCGGGTTGCAGGACATAGTCGGCAAAGATTGGGTTGATGCTAGATGCCGTGAACTCAAGCAGCTTATTCACATCCATGATGCCATTGCGGTCGAGTTGCACCAATGACACCATGTTCTTGAGCTGAGTCTCAGCAGTCTCTGGGTCGTTGCTCTGTGAGTCGAAGTTGACTACGATGCTGAAGTTTTCGTTAGCCGAACCCTTGGTCATTACTTGCGGGTTGGGATTGCCAGTGACTTGGAAGAATACCTCATCTGGCCCCATTCTCTGATACAACTTCCACGCCATGTTCAGCACATCGCGGACATGATCCAAGAACTTGGACACCACGAATTGCTGGCGTGAGGCTGAAATTGGATTGGACATATCCAGACCAACGGCACGATCTGCCTGCGCGGTCATAGATACCTCAACCTCAACAGAACCGTTGTCGGCTGGAGGCGGTGGCCCCCATTGGATCTCACCAAGGCGACGATACGGAACCCTTACTCCTGGCCCCCAATCAGAGGGAGGACGACCAGCCGGGTGCAACAATGGAGGGAGAGTAGCCAGAGAAGCACGATCAATACGAGAATCACGCTCGGTCTTGATTTGCATTTGCGCTCCACGGAGGATGTCCGAGAAGGTCTGGGTTTCGTACATGCGCTTCTGGTCGTTCGATAGGCGCGTAACCACAAAGGGGTAATCGTCATAGCCATTAAGGAGTTCGTGTTTGGCGAAGCCTTCGGTGGTTGGGTGGAAGACCGTGCAGTAGATGCCCTCAGAACCGTCCTCTTCGTCGATCAGACGCTGATAGCCATACACTACCATCACAAGGTCATTGTCGTCCGTGATAGGCAGTCGGTCGATTGTCTTGAGCTTCTCGCCGTCTAGGTACATGCTATCCTTACCACGGAGCCGCTCGATGGCATTCTCGACCCAATCCGCATCCCAACCTTCGGAGGTTACTTTTTTCTCAAGCTCCTGAGATGTTAGGAATGTGCGCCAGAATACATACGGAGCGCGTTGAGGATCAGTTACATACGATGGGAAAAGAACCTCGCCATCGGGGGCGCATGAGTAAACTACTGGGCAATCTACCGATGTACGAGGGACAGAGACTTCCGCCAGGCCCTTCTTACGAAGATCCATAATGGCTTTTTTGGCGCGTTTGTCAGAGAGATCGGGGAAGGCAGTCTGCAACATGCCCAACACCATCTCGTCATCAGCACCACTAACAATAAGTTCCGCTAGATCGGGGGAGACTTGTGCGATTTCCTCGATGGATACCTGTTGCAAATATGTCCTTTTTTCACGTTTCCATCCGACATACGACACCATCAACCCCTTCTCTAGCAGATAATTAGCACCCAATTCCATCTGCTGACGGAAGTTCGGGATGTATGTGGAGCGCATCCATTTGAGGAACCCAGACACCATTGAAGCCCGTGGCATGGACGCCATTGATGTCGGGAACGCCTTGATGTGGGAACGCTGCAGAGCTTGGTCTAGGATGGCCACAAATGCGTCGATGCGCTCTCCGACGACATTGACCTCAATATCACTAGCTCCCTGCCAAGGAAAGGCATTTGCACCCTGTTTACGGAGGTCGTCAGATTTCCCTGGCCAGAGGTTGCGGCGATCATCATACGAGCGCAAGCAAGCCTCGAAATACTCATCCAAGTCAATAAGGCACTTGTCGTAGGCATCAGCCAACGCCATGACGTTAGGGCCGTCCTCGGCGTAGATCATCGACTCTTCCTGCTCTTCTGTTGGTGCGCTCATGATGGCATGTATTCGTAGAACTGCTCGCCTACTTCTGGGCGTATCATAACAACTTTTATAGGTTTGCCAACTAGTTTGTGCGAAACCCTAGGTGGAGCCTTAACTGGGACTGCCTCACCATCCATGCGAACCATTACCCAACTAGGGTTTGGGCATTTGCGGATTACTAAATAATCACCCTCATAGGTGGTATCATCTTGAGGTTCCACGGGGGAATCAAGGGTTTCTGGTTTAGCTTTTGGTGGGCGACCGCGCTTTGCTGCTTTCTTAGTTGGTGCTGTTTTCATGGTTTAGTTTAGATTTCATGTATCGAATCGCGTGCTCAAGGGTTTCAATTTCCTCTGTAAGTCTAGGGGTTTTCCCATATTCTTCCATTTTTGCCCTCTTAAGATACGCTTCCTTTAGGCAGTCAATGATAAGTTCCTCGGCAACTATCGGCTTTCTTGCGGTTTTCATACAAGTGTTTTAGCTGAGTTAATTCGTGCTTTGGCAATTTCCATGTAGCTTTCTTCACGCTCGATTCCGATAAAGTTAAATCCCTCCAGCTCCGCTGCCTTACCCGTGCTACCGCTGCCCATAAACGGATCAAGCACGATACCCTTAGGAGGGGTGACGAGCCTACACAGATAGCGCATCAGTGCGGTTGGCTTGACCGTGGGGTGGTTATTCTTCGACGGGTTGAATGGACGGTTGGCCCGCTCGGGGATGGCAGCGCCATCGGCAGCCCATTCCTTGTCGGGTAAATCTTCGCATCCTTCGTTGCGGTCTGTGCTGTTGGTCTTGGCGCAATAAAAGAAGCGGGCGGCGGAGCCGCCTTCGTCGGAATGGCTATTGCTTGGATCGTGTCTCCCACTGAGCCCGCCAGTCTTGCAGTCTCCCGCTTGATAAAATGCTACTGCGCGGCCATCGCTTTTTTCGTTCGCTTTGCTTGGCTTGGTCACCGGAAACAGCCCCACCACCTCGTCGCTGCCGTCGTGGATCAGGTTGGCGGGCCAGCGGCCAATAGTTTGAGTTGTTTCACCAGTTGCTTTTTGAGGAACTCCAACAGCTTTTGCTCCTATTGATTTCCCTCCGACAACCGTGGCTAATCGTTGTGTAATAATTTCCGTCCCCACCCTGCACCCGTCCACATTGATCGCCCCCGTCCCATGCTCCAGCACATTCGCGGCTACCGTTTTTTCACCGAGAGGCTTGCGGGCCACGGTAATTGGCTCCAAGGCGGGCTTTAGTGCGGTTCCCCAGCCTTGCCATTCGCCTTTCAGATTGTGCGACTTCGGGAACCCCGACCCATACACCCAAGCAATCATGTCGCGAATCTCAAAGCCTGCATCCTCAATTCGCACGGCCATTCGGTGTTGTGTTCGTGTTCCGGCAAACGCCAGCAGATGCCCGCCCGGTTTCAACACCCGCAAGCACTCTTTCCAAACTTCCACGCTAGGAACATCGTAGTCCCACTTTTTGCCCATAAAACTCAACCCATAGGGCGGGTCAGTGACAACAGAATCAACCGAACAATCGGGAAGTTCTTTTAGTTTTTCTAAGCAATCTCCGTGTATTAGTTTTGTTTCGTTCATAGGTTAATAGCCTCCAGCTCCTTGTCTTGTAGCAAGATTTCGGGTTTCGTCAACATGATCTATGCCAGCAATGGCGGCGTAGCGCAGAACATCGACTGGATCTTTCCATGCTTCCTTCAGCCCGCCATCACCCGTGTATTCACTCAGGGCTTGGATAATGTTCTCACACTCGGAAGAGACATAGAAATGAGGTCGGTTGACCGAATCTGCAGGTCTAGTGGTGTCCCATGACATCTTGCCAATAAGTGCCTGTAGTCCATCGTCGATGTCTAACCCTGGAGCTGGAATGCAAACCATGCCGGCATCATTCAAATCCTCGATAATGGAAGATGCCCCATCCGCAGACTGGTATTTTGCCGCTCCAAGCCGAGGGTCAATTAGTCTCTCAAAGATCTTCTCGTCACCCTCAAGCTCGGCAATCAAGTCCATGTAGTCACGGATACCAAAGCCCTGCCCCTTAGCCCCTTGTCCTGGCATCCACTTGCCTCCCTTCCATTCAGCCCAGTCGCCTACATCGACACCCGGCCACTCACGATATACCCAAAATGTACCAGACGCATCCACAGCAATCCAAGCCATAAACCAATTCTTCGCACCCGCTGGGTCAATAATCTGATAGCGAGTAACATTCGTAGTTGGGATCTCTGATGGCTGGACAACATTGATTTCTTTGTTAAACCGGGGAAACTTGGTGGCGTGGGACTTAACTGGAACCCCGTACGCGCGAATTAGAATCTCCTCCCGAGGCCTTCCAACTAGGGTCTCCTTGATTCGCTCGTAGCCACCGAAAGGGTTATCCTTGCTATGG